TTATAACAGGTTCTTTAGTTGATATAGCATTTCGATAGCTTGACGCGGAGTCATGTCGTCCAGGTCCAGCTTGCCCAGCTTTTCGATTGCCGGGTGTGGCAGGCTGGCGAACAGGTCGCTCTGGTGCGGTGCTTGTGGCTCGCCCTTGGTTTTTTTCGAGACAGCTTGTTCGTGGGGCAGGCTGCTGGTCTCCAGCCGGCCGAGGTGCTCGCGCGCACGCTGGATGACCGGCGACGGTACGCCTGCCAGTTGCGCCACGGCCAGGCCGTAGCTCTGGCTGGCGGGGCCAGGCAGCACATGGTGCAGGAACACGATGCGCTCGTTGTGTTCGGTAGCGTTCAGGTGGACGTTGGCCACCAGCGGTTCGCTTTCAGGCAGTACGGTCAGCTCGAAGTAGTGCGTGGCGAACAGCGTGTACGCACGCAGCTGTGCCAGGCGCTCGGCAGCCGCCCAGGCCAGCGACAAACCGTCGAAGGTGCTGGTGCCACGGCCGACTTCGTCCATCAGTACCAAGCTGCGGTCAGTGGCGTTGTGCAGAATGTTGGCGGTTTCGCTCATCTCGACCATGAACGTCGAGCGGCCTCCTGCCAGGTCGTCACTGGAGCCGATACGGGTGAAGATGCGATCGACCAGCGATAGTTCGCAGCTGGCCGCCGGAACGAAACTGCCGATGTGCGCCATCAGCACTATCAGTGCGGTCTGGCGCATGTAGGTAGATTTACCACCCATGTTCGGACCGGTGATGATCAGCATCCGGGTGCTGTTGTCCAGGCCCAGGTCGTTGGCTACGAACGGCGTGGTCAGTACCTGTTCGACCACCGGGTGACGCCCCTGGTCGATGCGCAGGCACGGTTCGTCGACGAAACGGGGGCAGTTCAGGTCCAGGTTGAGCGCCCGCTCGGCAAGGTTGCTCAGCACGTCCAGCTCGGCCAGCGCCGCGGCGCTGTCCTGCAGCGGTGCAAGGTGACTGATGAGTGTTTCGAGCAACGCGTCGTACAGCATCTTCTCGCGGGCCAGGGCGCGGCTCTTGGCCGACAGCGCCTTGTCCTCGAAAGCCTTGAGCTCCGGCGTGATGAAGCGCTCGGCGCCTTTGAGGGTCTGGCGACGAATGTAGTCGCCCGGGGCCTGTTCGGCCTGCTTGGTCGGCAGCTCGATGAAGTAGCCATGCACGCGGTTGTAGCCGACTTTCAGGTTGGCAAGACCGGTGCGGGCCTTCTCGCGGGCTTCCAGGTCGATCAGGAACTGGCCGGCGTTCTCACTGATCGCCAGCAGATCGTCCAGCTCGTTGTCATAGCCGGCCTTGAGTACGCCGCCGTCGCGGATCACTGCTGGCGGGTTGTCTATGATTGCCCGCTCCAGCAGGCTGGCCAGCTCCGGGTAGGTGCCGGTGATGGCCGCCAAGCGCGCCAGGTGTGGGGCTTCCAGCTCAGCCATGGCGTTCTGCAGTTCGGGCAGGGCGCCGAGGGCATCACGCAGGCGCGCCAGATCGCGCGGGCGGGCATTACGCAGGCCGATACGGGCGAGGATCCGCTCGATATCGCCAATTTCCTTGAGTTGCGGCTGCAGTTTTTCGAAGCGGTAGCCATCGAGCAGGCAGCGAATCGAATCCTGGCGCGCCTGCAAGACCTTGAGGTCGCGCAGCGGGCGGTTCAGCCAACGGGTCAGCAGGCGGCTGGCCATTGCGGTCTGGCAGCGGTCGATCACCGACTGCAAGGTATTGTCGCGACCACCTGCCAGGTTGATGTCCAGCTCCAGGTTGCGGCGGCTGGCCCCGTCGAGGATCACGGTGTCGTCCAGGCGCTCATGGCGCAAGCTGCGCAGGTGGGGCAGGGCGGTGCGTTGGGTTTCCTTGGCGTAGGTCAGCAGGCAGCCGGCGGCGCCGATGGCCAGGGTCAGCTTGTCGCAACCAAAGCCCTTGAGGTCTTTGGTTGCGAACTGCTGACACAGAGCCTTGCGTGCCGAGTCGCGGTCGAAGTCCCAAGGGGCTCGTCGGCGTGCGCCCGGACGTTTCTCGGCCGGCAGGTCGCGGGGCCAGTCGTCGGGGATCAGCAGTTCGACAGGGTTGATGCGTTCAAGCTCGGCCAGCAGGTTTTCCCAGCCCTTGATCTCCTGCACGCTGAAGTTGCCGCTGGTGATATCCAGCACCGCCAGGCCAAACAGGCGCTCGTCCCCCAGCAGTGCGGCAATCAGGTTGTCGCGGCGCTCGTCGAGTAACGCTTCGTCGCTGACTGTGCCGGGGGTGATGATGCGCACCACCTGACGTTCTACCGGGCCCTTGCTGGTGGCGGGGTCGCCGATCTGCTCGCAGATCACCACCGACTCGCCGAGCTTGACCAGCTTGGCCAGGTAGCCTTCCAGCGAGTGGAAAGGAATTCCGCACATGGGGATCGACTGGCCGGCTGACTGGCCACGGGCTGTCAGGGTGATATCCAGCAGTTTTGCGGCTTTTTTCGCATCTTCATAGAAGATTTCGTAAAAGTCGCCCATGCGGTAGAACATCAGCTGGTCCGGGTGCTGGTTTTTCAGCTTCCAGTACTGCTGCATCATCGGTGTGTGTGCGGAAAGATCAGACATTCAGGGCCTTACAGCGGGTATCTGGTTGGCGATTTTGAAACCGGCAATGGTACAGGCTTTTTGGCCGAGATGCAGGCGCCGGGCGCGCGCCTTCGCGCCCCGGCTGCATGGATTGCATTTCCTGCAGCGGCGCTGCATTATGCAAGCTATGCAAAAACGCAATGTAGCCACCGTACTCAGAGAGTTGCTCGCCCGCCACGGCCTGTCCCCCACAGAGCTGCACCGGCGCACGGGCGTGCCTCAATCCACCCTGTCGCGGATCCTCAGCGAGAAGATCGCCGATCCCTCGGATAGGCACGTGTCGAAAATTGCCGATTATTTCGGCGTCAGCACTGAACAGCTGCGCGGCCGCGCCGAACTTGGCGCCTCACGCGAAGCCGCCTTGCCCGCACACGGCCATGCCGACCTCAGCGACATCAGCCTGTGGGACGATGAAACGCCCGTCGAGGACGACGAGGTGTCAGTACCCTTTCTTCGTGAGGTCGAATTGGCAGCAGGATCTGGAAGATTCGTCATCGAGGAAAGCGAGCGCGCCCGCCTGCGCTTTGGTAAGCGCAGCCTGCGCCATAATGGTGTGCAGTTCGATCAGGCCAAGTGCGTGACCGTTCGCGGCAACAGCATGCTGCCGGTACTGCGCGATGGGGCGACGGTCGGGGTCAATACCGGCAAGTGTTCGATCGGTGACATCATTGATGGCGACCTCTACGCCATCAACCACAATGGCCAATTGCGCGTGAAGCAGGTGTATCGGCTGCCCACCGGTATCCGCCTGCGCAGCTTCAATCGCGACGAACACCCTGATGAAGACTACAGCTTTCAGCTGTTGCAGGAGGAGCAGATCAGCTTGCTCGGGCATGTGTTCTGGTGGGGCATGTACGCACGCTGACCAGGCGTTTTTCAAAAAGACCCGCTTTAGCGGGTTTTTTTTGCTTGGTGAAAAGTCCTACAGGTCTGAGCTTAAAAGGCTTTCATGCATTTCAGCAAATGCAGTCACAAAAATTAATGAATAAATGCATTGACTGGATATGCATTAATGCATAGTCTGTGTCTCAAGCCGGACGTAAACCGGTTGTTACACAGGCAGCGATGAACAGGCCTCAACTGTTCAGAGGGTTGGCAACTGGCCCGGGTGTGCAGCGTAAAGCACCACGAACAGTTATCCGGCGGGCAGGCAGCCGTGGTCGGAGTCACCAATTTGAAGCGTAACCGTCCGGCGTCACCAGTCGTGGCCGGCGGTTAGACAACGCATTACTGAAAAGCCTGGGCACCGGGCTTTTTGGAATGCCGGTTTCCCAGGCGCAGAGTACCCACCACCAACCTACCGGCCACTGCCGGTGGGCATTACACAGGAGACAGGACAGTGACGAACGAGCAGCAAGCGTTACTGGAGATGCCGCTCTGGCTGGTAATCGTCCTGGCATTGCTGGGCGGCCTCAGCGGCGAAATGTGGCGGGCCGACAAGGCGGGAGTCACCGGCTGGTCACTGCTACGACGGCTGGTATTGCGCTCCGGGGCCTGCATGGTATGCGGGGTTTCGACAGTGATGTTGCTGTACGCCAGCGGCTTTTCTATCTGGACGGCCAGTGCATTTGGTTGCCTGACCGCAGTGGGCGGGGCCGACGTCGCCATGCGCCTTTACGAGCGCTGGGCCATCAGGCGGCTGGGCTTACGTGACACCGCGTCGAGCGATGAGTGACAAGGAGATATGCATGAGCGAATTAGCCACATTACATGCAGCGGTTACCGCAACCATTCGTGAACTCATACCAGAGCTGGCATACGTCGATGCTTATACAGTCGTAGGAAATACTCCCGAGCAGCCGGCATTGCGACACGGCATCGTGCGGATGATGGCAGATGCCGCTCCGCGTGATGGCCGCTCGGTGCTGATTGCTACCTTCGAGGCAGATATCACCGCCGATAGCACCAACCCCGAGTCTCGCCTGCAAGGGAGCATGCTGGCCGCGCAACTGATGGACCTGCTGCGCCAGCAGCACTGGGCCCTGGATTTCGTCGAGGCCAGTCGTAATGCCCACGCGCAATTCGAGGGCAGTGCATGGACGGTGCGCTGGGACCAACCGGTGCTCCTCGGTGATCCTCGTTGGCATTGGCCGGACCAGCCGCCCGGGAGCCTGATGCTGGGCCTTGCACCCGAGGTCGGGCAGGGCAACCAAGACCGCTACATCGCGCCCGAGGATCTGGCATGAGTTACGTGAGTGCAATGCATGATCGCATGCTGGCGTGCATGATCATTCCCTGTCGGGTGGTCGCCGTAGATCTTGCAGCCGCCCGGTTGCGGGTCTCCGATGGCAGCGGGTGGACCAGCGCCTGGCTGCGCTGGCATGCACAGGCCGCAGGCAAGGCCCGTCATTGGCGGGCTCCCACCCTCGGTGAGCAGGGGGTGTTGCTCAGCCCTAGTGGCGAGCTGGCCCAAGGCACCTTCATCCCTGGCCTTTACGGCAACGCAGGCCTCCCGCCAGCACAGCTCGACCATACGGAAGTCTGGCAGTTCGAGGATGGCGGCTCGCTGACTTATGACTGGCAGGCCAGGCGTTACGACATCCAACTACCCAGCGGCACCGTCAGTATCAAGGTTGGCGCCAGCTCCGTGGAGATTAGCGATGATGCCATCACGCTCAAGGCTGCTGCGATCCGCCTTATCGGCAACGTCGTCATCGACGGTCCGCTGAGCGTTAGTGGGGACATCAATAGCGGTGGGCGGGTCATTGATACCGCCGGCAACACCGCCAATCACAAGCACTGAACCAAGCCCGCCGCAGCGGGCTTTTTCATCCCTGGAGAATGCCATGCATACCCATTCACCGGACGCACGCCCAGCAGGAGGTGCGCCATGATCGGCATGGACCGCCGCACCGGCCTGCCACTGGCCGGCGTTGCCCACCTGCGCCAGTCCATCGAAGACATCCTTGCCACACCGCTGGGCAGCCGTCGCATGCGTCCTGAGTACGGCAGCCAGTTGCGCCGTTTTGTCGACCTGCCGGTCAACGATGGTTGGAAAAGCGCGGTGCAAGCGGAAGTCGCCCGTGCATTGGGCCGTTGGGAGCCGCGCTTGCAGCTAGACCGGGTAAAAGTTGTGGCGGTGCTTGAGGGGCAGGTCAGCCTGGTCCTAAGTGGACGTTATCTGGGGGATGAAGCAGTACTGGAGGTACGCTTATGAGCCTGGTAGACCTGTCGAAACTGCCTGTGCCTCAACTGCTTGAGGACCTCGATTACGAAAGCCTTTACCAGGCTGATCTGCAAACCTTCCGCGAATACCTTGGCGAGGGCTGGACTGCCAGCCTGGAGAGCGACCCGGTAACCAAGCTGCTGGAGGTTGGCGCCTACCGGAAACTGCTCAATCGGGCCCGTGTCAACGATGCGGCCAAAGCGCTGCTTCTGGCCTATGCCCAAGGCACTGACCTGGACCAGTTGGCAGCGAATGTCGGCCTGCAGCGTCTGGTTATTCAGGCCGAGGACCTCACTAGCGTGCCGCCCGCTGCTGCGCTGCTCGAATCGGACGATGCGCTGCGCGAGAGGGTGCAGCTGGTCTATGAAGGCCTGACCACCGCCGGCCCTCGCAACAGCTACATCTTGCATGCCCGCAACTCTTCGGGGCAGGTGGCTGACGCCACCGCCGAAAGCCCGTCGCCGGCCGTGGTGGATGTGACCGTACTGAGCCTGGAGGGTAACGGTACAGCCAGCGCCGAACTGCTCGCGCAAGTGGCGGCCTATCTCAATGACGACGATATCCGTCCGGTGGCCGATCGCCTCAATGTGCGCAGCGCCATGGTGCTGCCGTACCGCATTGATGCCGTGCTCTACATGGCTGATAGCGGCCCTGAGTATGAAGCGATCCTTGCCCAGTGCCAGCGCAGGCTCCAAGCCTGGGTGAACCCACGACGGCGCCTGGGGTTGGACGTATCCCGGTCGGGCATCGACGCACAATTGCATATCGACGGCGTGAGCCGGGTCGAGCTGACCGATTGGACCGACATCCGCCCTACCAAGGCGCAGGCCGCTTGGTGCACTGGCTTTACGCTCAAGCGGGGTGGTTGACATGCAGAGCCTGTTGCCGTTGAACCGCACACCACTGGAGCGGGCCATCGAAACCGCTGCCGACGAAGACCTTAGGGCCAGCCTGCGCCTGCTCTATAACCCCGACACCTGCCCATCCCACTTGCTCTACCAGTTGGCCTGGGCCTGGTCGGTGGACCGCTGGGAAGATAGCTGGAGCGAGGTGATCAAGCGCTCGGTAATCCGCTCGGCGTTCTTCGTCCATGCCCATAAAGGCACCTTGGGTGCGCTCAGGCGGGTGGTTGAGCCGTTTGGCTACCTGATCGAGGTGAAGGAGTGGTGGCAGGTTACACCGCCGGCGCCGGCAGGCACTTTCGCTTTGAAGATCGGCGTTACCGATGCCGGCATCAGCGAAAGCACCTACCAGGAGTTGTCGTCGCTGATCGACGACGCCCGGCCGGTCAGCCGCCACCTCACCGGCCTGGTCATCAGTCTTGAAAGCCGTGGCGCGCTTCATGTCGGCTGCGCCATCCAGGATGGCGACGAACTGGACATCTATCCGCCGGCGCCTCGTGACATTGAGGTTGTGGGCACCATCGGCCGCGGCGGCCGCGAACATACAATCGATACCTTGGACATTGCACATGGTTGACCAGACTTCTCAGTTCTACGCCATCCTTACTAACGTGGGCGCGGCGAAACAAGCAAACGCGGATGCTTTGGGCATCGCGTGGAAAATCACTCAAATGGGCGTAGGTGACGCCAACGGCACAGACCCGACTCCCAATGCCACTCAGACCAGCCTCATCAACGAATGGCGCCGTGCGCCGTTGAATCAGCTTAAGGTGGATGACAATAACAACGCGATCATCATTGCCGAGCAGGTCATCCCTGCTGACGTCGGCGGTAAGTGGATTCGTGAGATCGCGCTTTATGATGCCGATGGCGACATGGTTGCTGTGGCCAACTGCGCGCCGACCTATAAACCGTTGCTAAGCCAAGGCTCAGGACGTACCCAGGTGGTGCGAATGAACTTGGTGGTCAGCAGTGCTAGTAATGTGCAGCTGAAAATTGACCCGGCCGTAGTGCTGGCTACCCGAGAGTGGGTGACCGAGGAGTTGGCCAGGCAGGATTTCAAGCATTCGGTGCTGGCGGCGACTACCGCCAATATCCCGCTGAACGGGTTGCAGACGGTCGACGGGGTGGCGCTGACCGCCGGCGCACGGGTCTTGGTGAAGAACCAGACAATTGGTAAGGATAATGGTCTGTACCTTGTGGTGGCGGGCGGGCCCTGGGCACGCTGCAGCGACGCGGATACCAGCGCCAAGGTGACACCGGGCATGCTGGTGCTGGTCGAGCGCGGCGCGCTGAACGGCAACAGCGCTTGGCAGCTGCTGACCGATGCGCCGATTACCTTGGGCGTCACCGCCTTGGCCTATGAAATGGCATTTGGACGTAGTGGTGTAGCCGCTGGCACCTATCGCAGTGTGTCGGTAGATGCCTACGGCCGGGTAACCGCAGCGACCAGCCCGAGCACGGTGGTGGGTTATGGCCTGACAGACGTGTACACAAAGACCCAGGTTGACACAGCTGTGGCGGTTAAGGCGCCGCTGGCTAGTCCGACGTTCACTGGCGTGCCAGCGGCACCTACTGCTGCGACCGGAACCGATACTACGCAATTGGCTAACACCTCTTTCGTGCACGCAGCCATTACAGCGGCCGGGCCGGTGTTCAATAATTCTGATGATGTCACCGACTGGAATGCGGTTATCGCCTCCGGATGGAATCCGAAAATTCTAGGCCGTAACAACGCCAACTCCCCAGGCCAGGAAGTGTCGTACTGGTACTGCCTAGTACTGTCCTACGGCGGGGGCAGCATCACCCAGGTAGCATTTCCCTACGGGGCGGGAACCCTCAACGGTGGAATCAAAACTCGTAGCCGCTACCAAGGCACATGGAATGACTGGGTTACTCCGTATACCAATACGAACGTTGCATCGGTCATCAAGAGCCTAATGGCTGCTACCACTTCAGCAGCAGCACTTGCCGCTATTGGCGCCGCGCCGGTGGTCAGCCCTGTGTTCACGGGCGTTGCAGCTGCACCTACTTCAGATCAATTCGATAGCACGACCAAAATCGCTACTACTGAGTTCGTGCAGCGAGCTATAGGCGGTTACCAAAATGGCTACGCCTATACGACGGCTGGCCAAACAATTACTGCTTCGCGTGTGAATTGTCTAATCAACTTGAATACGGCGGCGTCCAACATCACGCTCCCACTACTTTCCAGTGTGCCTATTGGTTCGAAGGTTTATATCCGTGCAAGTAATACCGCCACTATCAAAGCCCAAGGCACAGACGTGATTTATGTCAATACCGCAAAGACCACTGAGTCGTGGGTGGAAGTTGGTCGCAACAGCAATATCACCCTGATTTCTGCAGGTGCCATATGGTTCATAGCTGGCAACGCCTCGCTGACTCATGACACGAGCTTATTCGGCGTACTTAAAGGCAGCAATGGCTATCAAAAGCTGCCTAGCGGACTGATTTTGCAGTGGTGTAACGGCCAGATCGCTGCCGCTCAGGGCTCGGCCCGCATCACCCTCCCCGAAACGTACACGACAAGCCTTGTCGCCTACTCCTTGGGTACCGCTAATGCAGGCCACTGGGTTACCGGGCAGAACGCAAGTACTAGCGGTATAGACGTCATCGCCCGGACAGTGAGCGGGGGAAGCATCATTGTTCCCTCCGGCATTGTTGGATACACCTCAATCTTCATCGGGTACTGATCTATGACTGTTCAATTCTTCGCCTCTAAAAGCACCAGAGGGTTTTACAGCTCTGATTCAGCCAGCAGCATTCCAGTCGATGCCGTGGAAATCACAGAAGCATACCGAAATCAATTGCTCGAAGGTGAGCGAGCAGGGAGGGTGATTGTCTGGGGGGACAGCGAGCCTTTCCTGGAGGACCCACCGCCTCCAACCGGGGAGGAGCTGGCGGTGGTTGAGCGCCGCTGGCGCGATATGCAATTGCTGGCTACTGACGGGATTGTGGCGCGTCATCGTGATGAACGTGATATCGGCGGACCCACTACCCTGAACACTGCCCAGTTTTCGGAACTTCTGGAGTACCGGCAAGACCTGCGCAACTGGCCTCAGGCTGATGCGTTTCCTCTCTGCATGCGAGGCCGACCGCCGGCGCCTGAGTGGATTGCTCAGTTGACCAATGACGCCCCCGCCTGAAGGGGCGTTTTCTTTTCCGCTGTACCACATGGCCCTGCACTGCGGGGCCTTTTCACATCTGGAGTAAACATGGCTGGATTCTTTCATGGCGTTACCGTAACTAACATCGACACAGGCGCGCGCACTATCGCCTTGCCGTCCTCCTCGATCATCGGCCTTGTCGATACCTTCACCGAGAGTGCTGATGCCACGGCGAAGGCCAACGATCTCGTACTGATCACCAGCGAACGCGAAGCTGTCGCCGCCTTCGGTGAAAACGCGGCCATTACCCAGGCCTGCCGCGCCGTATATTCCCGAGCGAAGGCGGTCATCGTCGCCTGTGGTGTGCTCAAGCTCGAAGATCCCGCCGAGCAGACTTCGGCGATCATCGGGACCGTGCAGGCTGACGGGAAACGCACTGGCCTGCAGGCGCTGCTCGACGGCAAGAGCCGTTACAACGCTCAACCACGGTTGCTGGTGGCGCCACGCCACAGTGCGACCCTGGCCGTGGGCACCGCACTGGTAGCCCTGGCCGACAAGCTGCGCGGTATTGCCATCATCGACGGCCCTAATACCACCGATGAGGCGGCCATCGACTACGCCAAGAACTTCGGCGCCAAGCGTGCCTTTTTGGTCGACCCAGGTGTGCAGTACTGGGACAACGTCGAGCAAGCCACTGTCAATGGGCCGGGGTCGGCCTGGGGCGCCGGCTTGTTTGCCTGGACCGACAGTGAATACGGCTTTTGGGCGTCCCCATCGAACAAGGAGTTCGTCGGTATCAGCGGTACAACGCGCCCGGTGGAGTTCCTCGACGGCGATGACAGCTGCCGAGCCAACCTGCTGAACAACGCCAACATCGTCACCATCATCCGGGACGACGGCTTCCGCCTGTGGGGCAATCGCACCCTGTCGAGCGACCCGAAATGGGCCTTCGTCACCCGTGTACGAACCATGGATATCGTCATGGACGCAATCCTTTACGGGCATAAGTGGGCGGTCGACCGCTCCATTACTGCGACCTACGTCAAGGACGTCACCGAAGGTCTACAGGCTTTCATGCGCGATCTGAAGAACCAAGGCGCGATCATCAACTTCGAGGTTTTCGCTGACCCGGAGCTGAACACCTCCAGCCAGCTGGAGCAGGGCAAGGTGTACTGGAACATCCGCTTCACCGACGTGCCGCCTGCTGAAAACCCCAATTTCCGCGTTGAAGTCACTAACCAGTGGCTGACCGAAGTCCTCGATTCCGCCGCTTAAGGAGCGCACTTTCATGGCAATGATCCCCGAAACCCTGGCCAACCTGAACCTGTTTGTCGACGGTGTCAGCTTCCAGGGCGATGTTCCCAGCCTGACCCTGCCCAAACTCACGCTGAAGATGGAAGAGTACCGTCCTGGTGGCATGGACATGCCCGTCGAGATGGACCTTGGCATGGAGAAGCAGGAAGCCGCCTTCACCACGACCGGCGTGCGCCGTGAGGCGTTGAGGTTCTTTGGCCTTGCCGATGGCAGCGGCTTCAATGGCACGTTCCGCGGCGCCTTCAAGGGCCTCAAGGGCAAGATTACCCCAGTGGTGGTCACACTGCGTGGCTCGCTCAAGGAGATCGACATGGGCGACTGGAAGTCCGGCGACAAGGCCGAGATCAAGCACAGTGTCGGCCTGACCTACTACAAGCTCGAAGTCGATGGCCGCCTGGTTTATGAGATCGACGCGCTGGGCATGAAGCGTGTGATCGACGGCGTCGACCAACTGGCCGCTCAGCGCGCTGCGTTGGGCCTGTAGGGAGGTGATCATGGCTCTAGCAAAAAAAACTCCGCAATGGCTGACTCTGAGCGCCGAGCGCGTCACCGTCCGCCTCTCCCGCGCCAGCGAGGTCAATGGCGTGCAGGTCGACAGCCTGTCACTCCGGGCACCGACCGTACGTGATATCCGCAATGCCCAGACCGGGGGGACCGCTGACGAGGAGCAGCGCGAACTGAACCTGTTCGCATCGCTGGCAGAGGTAGGCATCAATGACCTTGAGGGGCTTGCGCTCAAGGACTACAGCCGCCTGCAGGCGGGGTACTTTCGCCTGGTGCAGGACGACGAATTTTGACCCGGCCCGGCAGAAGGTCGCCGCCCGGCGGCTGGCCAAGGAGCTGAACTTTCCAGCGAGCGAAATCATGACCATGTCGTACAGCGACATGGTCTGGTGGCTCACGGAGTGAAAGGAGAAAAGCATGGCGAACAACTCAGCGGCAACAGATGCGTCGCAACAGCCACTCTCTGACCCTGAGCACGACCGGATCAACCTTGCGCAGGTATTCAGTCATCAAAACCGAATACTTGGGCGCGTTGTGCGGTCGCTGAGGCAAGGGGCACCAGTGAGCGAGGACGCCGAATCGTCTATCGTGCCCATGGTCGAGGTTGTAGATGGTGCGGGCGCAGATACCTTGGAGCAGAACAGTAAAGGCCGGGCGAGCCCTGTTGCCGGGCCTTTCTCGATAGGTGAAGCCTCCAGGAGGCGACCACCACTTGTCGAACATGATGATTACCCCCTGGGCGCCGATGCTACACCTTCGACCGAGCCAGGCCATGGCTCTCGGCAACGCGGTTCACAAACATTGGTCGCCGCAAAGGCGGCGGCTCGGGACGTGAGGCTGGGTGCGCTACTGAAGGTAGGTTCCACCGCAGCTACTGCTTCGACTGCTCAAGAATGGGGTGAAGGGCTGGGAGGTGCGACTGGAGGCTTTGCAGGAAGTGTGCTAGGTGCAGCCTTGAGCAAGTACGCCGGCAGAAATGCCGAATATGGCAAGGTGGTGGGGGGCTTCTTTGGCGAAAAAGTGGGGGCGGCGCTTGGTAAGCGTGTTGCTCCTCACTCCGAACCGGGGGTACTAGGAGAGGTTGCTGCGCCTACCACGACCGCCCCATCGACGGAAGCTGAAACCTCGCAGAGTTCACTCGGGCAAGGCATGCTGACTGGTGTGAGCATTGGCTCCATTGCGCGCGCTCATCAGTCCGGTAAACAGTCTTCAGCGATGAACTGGAATAGGCTGAAGGGCTGGTTGGGCAAAGGCAGCCCCGCAGCCAATGATCCTTATCCTCTCGGGGCAGATGCAGGCCCTTCTCCTACAGAGATCGGTAAACGTGCGCCGCCTTGGAGGACGGTTGGCGAAGTCTTCAAGGAGGAAGGCAAGAGTGTTTTGCTGGAAGCGGCCCTGAAGGCAGGACACACCTACGCGACTGCCAAGACAGCAGAGGAGGCTTGGGCCGGCTACGGCGGTGCTATTGGAGGACTGGGCGGTTCAGTTGCAGGGGCAGTGGTGCTCAAAAGGATCTTGCCTTTTGTAAGCCCGTCAGTGGGTACCACGCTTGGGGGGGAGGTCGGTGACAAGGCCGGTACCGCGCTTGGCGGTTGGCTCGCGCGGAAACTGTCCAAGGACGAGCCCCATCCACCTGCAAGTACTCCCTTGCCAGCCGTTTCTCTTCTGGCTTCGCCCAAGCCGCTCGTCACGCCAATTCCGACCAACGAGTTGTTTGGCCTTCAGCTAGGTACGGTAACTGTCAAACGCCTGTTGTCGACGCCGGAACTGGCGCGACAAAAGTGGGTGGCTAAGCGCTCTTTGCCGCAGGTGTCACTGCTGGACACGCCCAAGCATTCGCTCACCCCCCTGCCTCAGACGGCGTTTCTTGAAGACCAGGTCGGTACCCGGATCACCAGGCACCTGCTGGCACACCCCGCTGCGGCTCAGCCCAGGGCAGTCCAGCCGCAGCGGCCGGCGCCAGTGTCGCTGCTCCGGCCTGCCTCACCCGAGGCGTTGAATGAAGCAGCAGGCGATCGTCTATTCCCCTTGCGCGTACCCCCGGCGGCACCCGCACTTCCAGACCCTGACGGTCCCTTGCCCCCTCAGGCCAAACAGTCTCCGCCGATCGCTCAACATTACACCTTCAACGCCAACCTGCCGGTAACGATCAACGGCTGCCTCGACGATCCGGCCGTCCTGCAACGGTTGGAGGCGATGGTGCAACGCACGCTACAGGAGCTGATCAGCCGCAAGGCGGCTACGCAGCTTTCTGATCCCATCTACGCGTGAGGATATTTCATGACCTATCTGGAACAGCTCCAAGGCGCCTTGCATGCGCTGGTCAAGGCAGGCGAGGAGGGGCGTCGACGTGCCGACGCCATGCTCGAACCGATGGCCCAGGCGGTCGACCATGCCAAGGAGGCAGCCGCTGAACTCGAAGCTCTGCCATGGATCGGCCCGGAGATAGGCAAACGCCTGCAACGTACGATGCGCGCCATCGACTCTGCCAAGCAGCGTGTTGACATGGTGATCGCCAAGTACAACCAGTCCTTCGAGGTGGTGCGCAAGGTGCGTGATCGCGTCAATGCCTTCGCCGAGCATCTGGGCAAGGCGGGTACGGCAATCCGCCGCGTGATTGGCGATGTGCGGGCGCTGGCCAGCGGCGTGCTGTCGACTTTTGGCTTGGTACCTCAGGCCACTCCTGCGGCAGAGGCGATCACACCGTTTGCGCATCTGCTGGTGCTGCAGCCATTGAAGGCAAACGCGCCACCGTACTATTTCAACCTCGATACCGCCGCCTTCGACCAGTTGCGCCGGCAAACCCGTTTCCGCTGGGCTGCCCAGGAGCGCCTGGCCCGTGCCACCGCGCAGCAAGCGGTCAGCCTGGGCGAAGAAACCATCAGCATCCGTGGCGCCATCTTCCCCGGTTTCAAGGGGGGCGTGGGGCAGTTGCAGGCGCTGCGAAGCATCGGCCGTCAGCTTTTGCCATTGTCGTTGACCACAGGCTACGGCGAAGTGCTCGGCACTTGGTGCATGACCAGCATCGAAGAAGAGCAGGGCGCCTTTCTGGCCGGTGGCATTCCTCGCAAACAAGGCTTTTCACTGGAGTTCGTGAGTTATGGACAAGACTTGCAAAACATCTGAAGGAGATGTGCTCGACACCCTCTGCCACCACTATTACGGGCACCTCAATGGCAGCGTGGAGGCGGTGCTGCAAGCCAATCAGGGGTTGGCAGACGAGGCCCAGCCGTTTCGCAGCGGGGTGATGATTCGCTTGCCAACGTTGACGCTGGCGCCGGCCAACGTCGTACAGCTCTGGGACTGAGGCCATGCAACCGCAATTTCGCATCCAGGCCGATGGCCAGGACATTACTTCGTTGATCAATGATCGTCTGTTGCTATTGCGCACCACTGACAAGCCTGGGTTGGAGTCGGACGACTTCGAGTTACGCATCGATGCGCGAGACGGCACCGTGGCGTTGCTTGCCCGTGGCGCGGTGATTGAGGTGCATATGGGCTACGCCGGTCAACCGCTGACCCGGTTGGGGCGTTACACCGTCGATGAGGTGGAGCTGTTCGGTCCACCGGACACCCTGTTGATTCGCGGTAAGGCAAGTGACTTGAGCGGCAGCGGCAGAACCGTGCGCAGTGGCAGTTGGGAGGTAGTGACGCTGCAACGCATAGTCGCCGAGATTGGAGTGCGTAATGGCTGGCAGGCGATCTGCCCGGTGCTTATTCAGGTACCGCGCGTCGACCAGTACAACGAATCGGATTTCAACTTCATCACCCGCCTGGCCCGCCAGTATGACTGCACCGCCAAACTGGCCAACAGCCAGTTGCTGGTGCTGCCACGCCAGGCGGGGCGCAGCGCCAGTGGCAAGCCCCTGGACGTGGTCGGCATCGCCCATCACCAGGTCAGCCAGTGGCATTTGCGGCTGGACGACAAGGCGGGGCGCCAGGCTGTGCGTACTCGCCATCAGGATACTGCCAGTGGTGAATCGAAGACCCTCGAACTGGTCAATGCCGAGGCTGGAGGCGCCCAGCGGCCGGTGCATACGGACCGACACCTTTACCCCAACCGTGCTGCAGCCGAACAGGCGGCCAGGGCGCGGCTAGCCAGTTTCAATCGCGAAAGCGCCAGTGTGCGCCTGGATCTGCCTGGGCGCACCGACCTGTTTGCCGAGCGCAGCATCGATTTGCATGGCTTTGTCGAGGGTATGAACGGGCAGTATCAGATCGACTCGGTGGAGCAGGTATTCACCCTGTCGGGCTGGCGTACAACCGTACAGGGGAATGGTGGCAAGGCAGGCAAGTTGAAGGCCAGAGGCCCCGCCCCGCGTCGTGAGGCAGTGACCAAGGCCTGAGGAATGAACCACGCAAGGAGGTCAGATATGCTTACAGAAGCGCAATTGCTACAGATTTTGCCCAACGCCCGTTATGTCGCAGGTGTTTTTCTTCCTGCGCTGAACATCACCCTGCCACGGTGGGAGATCGATAACCCCAAGCGGTTGGCTGCGTTCATCGCCCAGGTCGGCCATGAGTCCAGCCAGTTACGTTATGTGAAGGAACTGGGCAGCAATAGCTACCTGGCCCGTTACGACACTGGAAGCGTGGCCCGGCGCCTGGGCAATACACCGCAGGAGGACGGCGACGGCCAGTTTTATTGTGGACGGGGCCTGATCCAGGTGACCGGTCGCAGCAACTACCAGGCCTGTAGTCGGGCATTGTTCAACGACGAGCGTCTGCTAGCCCAGCCGCAACTGCTGGAGCAGCCGCGCTGGGCGTGTGAGTCAGCGGCGTGGTTCTGGCATTCCCGGGGGTTGAATGGGTTGGCGGACCTGGGCGAGTTCAACCGTATCACGCGCCATATAAATGGTGGGTTGAACGGGCTGGAGGATCGCTTGAAGCTCTGGGCGCGGGCGCGTGAGGTGCTGTGTTGAGTCGACTGCGCTTGGGGCTAAGTGTACTTTTGATTCTGTTGTACACAGCGTTGGTATGGCAGACCCAGAACTGGCGCTATGGCCGGCTGTTGGCGCAGCAGGCGCAAGCCCAAGCCGTGGCGATGGCGACCAGGGTGCTTGAGGTGCGCGAGCAAAACCAGCGCCTGGAGCGGCAGTTGCATGAGAGTGAAACCCGTCATTACCAGGAGTTGAGCAATGCGCAACAGTCCCAGGCTCGCCTGCGTGATCGCCTGGCTACTGCCGATGTGCGGTTGTCAGCCTTGGTCGAGCGCGACGCCGCTTGTGCCGCAGTGCCTACCGCCGCCGGCGCCGGCGGCGTGGATCATGCATCCGTACGCGCCCGCCTTGAGCCGGCGCATGCTGCACGAATTATCGCCATCACCGATGAAGGCGACCGAGGATTGATGGCGTTGCGGGCTTGCCAGGATTATGTGCGGGGATTGCTGCGCTGAGCGGAGGCATGAAGTAGCAACGACTATCCCGATCAACCACCTCAAATGCTAGGGTGTCGCTCAGCCTCTTCCAGGAGTTGCCC